AGGACCGAGTAACGAAGAACTCACCCGCGTTCCTCCTGATCCTTATCTGCCGCCATTCGGTGGCAGCGCCAGCCTTTTAGCCGATCTTGTTGCTGGAGCCTCCATGCTCAGTGACAAGACCACCCACGCAATGACAGTAATCAAACACGATTAAAACTTATGCCCGTCCCATTCCCATCCGCTACTTTCCCCTCTGGGTTTACGCCTTACACCTTGTCGGCGTTCAAAGATCCAGCCGGGGCGTTTTCATCCAAGTCGGCTTGGTTGGCTACTCCAGCGCCGACCGCCGCCGCTTGGTGGGATACTAATTCGCTTCGAGCGCGTGTCGCGACCGCTATTTCAGTTACTGGCACCACCGTAAAAACCTTGAATTTAACCGCAGGGGGCAACGCATTGACTTTCGATCTGAGTGGTGACGCTACTGCCCAAATCCCGGTTGCCGTCATCGACCCATAGAAATGGCAAATGCCAGCAAGGTCAAAAGCTCAACAAAGAACCATGGGCGCGGCACTCGCCGCAAAGCGCGGGGAAAAAACTTTTCCGCTCGCCCGAAAACTGGCGGGACAAATGAGCGAAAAGCAACTCGAAGACTTCGCCCGCAAACCCAAGGCAAAGCGCAAGCGCAAATAGCCAATCTCGATCCGTCTAACTCCTACCGCGCATCGGGACTGATGCCAGCAGGATAACTAACAATTCAAAAAATGGCAGATAAGGAAAAAGAACCCAAGGGTAAGAAAGACACTAAGGCCGAAGAGAAAAAAGAATCCAAGGCCGAACGCATGAAAGAACTCCGGTCTAGACGCGGGCAAAAGAAAAAATAACTAACGCTTAAAAAAGAAAGAACACAGAATGGCAGCATCAGAAGTGGTTATAAGTGGTATTTTGTACACAGGTAAATCAGGAGCCGGGACTCCTGTGACGTTGGTCGGCATAGCAGGATATAGTAATCTGACTATCTGGGGCGGTCCTGGTCCCGAGCAGCCTCCAATAGCAGGTGGACCTCCAGGCATTCCAACATTCCCCATTTCTGGCTATCCGGATTTCCCGTACCCAAGCCAACCGATTTATCGGCCCGGATATCCAGGTGGCGCACCTCCTCCCAATTTGCCGGGACTACAGCCTCCGACCGAACCGCCAACTAACCCAAGCGAACCAAAACCACCACCAGATGGCGGCGGGTGGGGGTGGCACCCAACATACGGATGGGGCTATTTTCCGATGAGTGGCGGTAAACCGCAGCCTCCAGGTTAAATGAGCGAGGACGAACGTGTAGCCGAATTAGAGGAATTGCTAACTGCGTCTGATGACGAAGTGCAGCAGTTGCAGGAGATAAATAAAGATTTAAGAGAGCGTATTAATCAGTTGGAACTCTTTACTAGCAATTTTGCCGAGAACGCTAGGCGCATTTTGAATCAGGGGATACGCCAACATGAAGGTAAATAAATGGCGAAGTTAACTGCGGCGGCACGCAAGAAGTTGCCGTCTAAAAGTTTTGCCCTTCCCGGTAAAGGCACTGGGAAGGGCGGTAAGGGGCCAGGAAGTTATCCCATTCCCGATAAGGCTCACGCCAGGAATGCGCTGGCCCGAGTGAGTCAGCACGGGTCATCCGAAGAAAAAGCCAGAGTCCGGGCCAAAGTCCGTGCCAAATTCCCTTCCATCGGAAAAAAGTGACGAAGCGGACAGAGAGCGCCGGATCTCCGACATACTCAGGTTCGAAGGCGGGATGAATGATCTAGTGAAGTTGTCACTGGAACGCTTTGCACGGACCACTCTGCCGCCGCTGGTCTGTGTCGAGACGGCCAAAGAAATGATGGAACTCAAAAACCTCCTGCTGTCAGAGCGCACCAGAAAGAAGTAAATGGCTATTTATAGGCAAGATCTTTACAACTATGGCGGCGACCGAGTAGCCGAGCTTGCCGTGCTTCTATTTTCCAACTGGGCAAGCGTTAATGATACGCCTACTGCCAGTGTTGCCGATGCTAAAATGGCTATTTCTCAGGCAGAGATTATGATTGCCCAACTCAAGACCCAGAGAGATTTAGTCAAACAAAGCGCCGAGACCGCCTTCCCCCCGATTCCGACTTAGATGTATAACGTCATCACTTCATTCGGCGCTTATCCGATCAACATGAAGCCGGGGGAGTACGGCCCTTACTCCTCGGAAGATTTGGGCCTGATGTGGCTGAAACATTGCGCCGAGTTCTCCCAGCCGGGGATGCTGTCTAAGTACCGTCTAATTCTCTTATTGCCCCGCGAGATTGTCATACCACACGAATACGACGACTTTCTCGATTCCTGGGGCGACAAAAAGCGGTTCGACGAAAACCACAAAATCCAAGCGTGGCCTCATGGGCCTAATCTGGTTTTCCAACAGATCTTGTGGCTTTACAATTATAACAAGATCGCAGGACCGTTTTTGTGGTGCGAACCGGACGCGATCCCGGTTAAACCGACTTGGTTAGACGATCTCTTTAGCGAGTATGAACAAGGACAAAAACCGTTCATGGGAGCGTTTGTCGATACGTTAGTGCTGGAAGGTCAGCGCACACCCAAACACATGAGCGGTAACGGCGTCTACCCGGATAAGCCGTTTAACTTGGCTCCGCTTTTGATGGAAGCCAGGAACACCCCATTCGATGTCTATGCCGCGAAACAGATAGTTAACAACTGTCATTTCACTAAACTGATCCAGCACGAACGCGGGGTTGAGCCTGACATCAGCGAAGTCAAACCTGATACCGTACTTTACCACCCGGACAAACTTGGTGTATTAATCAAGCGTCTATCAGGTGGACACTACGAGCAGACATCACAATCTCCAAGTAGGCACAACATCGGAATGCCGCTCGTAGAGGTTTTCGCACAACAAGAAATAGGCGAGGAAGGTCCATCCCTAGATATGTTGTTAGACCTGATTAGACGCGCCTGTGCTAACAGCAATGAAGACCGCAGGAAGGTTGCTTATTTCATGCTGAATAACGGGATCATTAACTCCGGTCATTTCGGCACATTCAGAAAGAGGCAGAAACATGCCGCAGCCAAGGCAGAGCAGTCTAGCGCATGAACGCTGGCCTCACGGATTTGGCGGTGCCAAAGAACCGCTCTCCGATCTCCAGAAGCTGCTTTATTGCGCTCTGAACCCGCCGTACCCGGAACTGGCGCATAATGACCGGGGCCAATTCTGGTATCGCAAAGAAGCCATCTTAAGGCTATGGAATCGAAGCGATTTGCTATGGCACGATTGGATCGAGCGGATGCTAAAGAGTTGGTGCAGCTACAACTGGATTGTCTGGACTGGCCCAGCGTCCAGCGGCAAGTCGATGGCAGCTTCCGCGTTCGCCTTAGAATACTGGCTGGAAGATCCAACGCACACTTCTGTTATCATGGCAAGTACCACAAAATCTGCTTTAGCCAGACGCCTGTGGTTCTACGTTCAGGATCTCCACAGCAAAATACCCCCAGAAGCTGGGTTCAGAGGTGAGGCAATATATAGCGAATACATGATCCGATGGCGGGCAGGTGATAAGAAAAACGGGATCTTCGGTGTCGCAGTTGAGGAAGGACCGTTGGAAGAGGCTTTGCATAATCTTATCGGATTCCATAATAGGCGTGTGGCGTTGATGGTGGATGAAGCTCCTGGGGTGAGAGAAGCTCTTTTCGGCGCGTGCGATAACTTGAGCAAAAACCCGGAGTTCAAATGCCTGATGATGGGTAACGCCGAATCAAGAGAAGACCCACACGGGCGTTTTAGTGAACCTGTTTACGGCTGGCCGAGCGTAGATCCCGAGTCCGACATGGAGTGGGAGACAACCGGGGCTATGGCGCAGGGCAATGGGGTCTGCTGTTTCTTTGATGGGCGTAAAAGTCCTGCAATCGTTGAGACTGACGGCGAGAAACGATTCCCCTTCCTCATCAATCAAAAGCAAATAGACTCTGCTTTGGATTACTACAAGACACCAGACGATCCCAGATTCTGGTCCCAGTCCATCGGGTTTTGGCCTCCAGTCACACTCAAGCGCACAGTGTTGGATGAGCGCATAGTAATAAACAATTTTGTTAAAGACACTGCGACTTGGTACACGCGATTTATCTGGTGTGCCGCGCTGGACCCAAGTTACGAAGGTGGAGATCGCAAGATCTTTCAGCCGTTCAAACTGGGCCAGCTTGGGACAGACGACCATGAACGCTGGCAGATAGAGTTTGCCAAACCTGTTGAACTGAAAATCTCGATTAAAGATGAAAAAGAGATTCATTACCAGATCGTGCAGCAATGCATCGATTTGTGCGAGATGTTAGAGATCCCGCCCAACCGATTCGCACTTGGGTCATCTGGCGAAGGCGGGGGCTTGCTTTCAATTTTTCGCCGGGAGTGGGGCGCAGTTGTCGGCATTGAAGAATCCGGGGCAGTTAGCGAACGGCCTGTGTCCCGCTCCAACCCTAGACCGTGCCACGAAGAATATGATCGGGTAGTGACCGAACTCTGGTTTGCGGTGCGCGAGTTTTGTATCCACGGCTGCATTCGCAGTATGCCCGATGAAGCAATCCGCGAGTTCTACACCCGCCGCTGGGATATCCAGGCCAAGAAAGTGCGTCTGGAAACCAAGAAAGAGATGTTGAAGCATTTTAAGCGCAGTCCCGATTACGGCGATGCGGTCGCGTTCTGTGTCGAGTTGGCTAGACGGCTGGGTGCTATCGCCGGAAATCGGGATATAGAAAAGGTCGATCCGTGGGGAATAGACGACCAGCGCGAGTACGATGAAGCGATGACCGAAAACACCTACCAGACTCAAGGAACGATGGATTATGCCTATTAACAGATGAGTTCCGAGCAGCGAGACAACACTGGAATGTTGTGGAAGAACAACAAAAAGAAAAAAGAAACTGATCCAAGCAGCCAAGGCAGTGCAAAGATAGACGGCGTTCTTTACTGGATTTCTGGATGGACGAATACAACGGACGACGGCGAAAAATACGTAAAGCTCAGTTTCAGACGCAAGGATGCAAAAGCTGCTAGACCCGAGCACGGTTCCCCCTGACGGATTCCGAGCATTTCAGTCCGAAACCAAGACATGGCTTCGCGCACCGGATTACTACAATTTGTTCGAGAACGTCCGCGACCACCGTAAAGCTAACAACCTTCCCCTTGGCACATTCTGGGAGGCTGAAGTCGAGGACCAGCTTTGCCAAATGTTGCCTCCCGGCCATTGCAAAGAGACTCCTCCCGGCCAAGGACGCAACGTTTTCACCCGCATCTATTGGGATGACGTGGTGGCTGGTACTCAGACTGTCGCTAGCTGGGTAGCTTCCGGTCTAACGCATGTAGACCAAGAACTGGCCAACAAACGGGCGATGATCTGTAGCGGCTGCTACTACAACGTCCAGATCACCGGAGGATGCCATTCCTGTGGTCAGATCCAGAACCTTGCCGCCAAACTGGTTGGTAACCGCAAGACCTCCTCCGACGCTTTTCTGAAAGCGTGCGCGGTCTGCAAATGCTCGCTTCATGCCAAGGTCTGGGTTCCTATTGAAAGTATTCACACTCCGCAGAGTCAGTATGATAAACTGCCGGAATTCTGTTGGATTAAGAAAGAGTTAGATATTTATAGAAAGGCAAAGGCATGAGTTGGGAGTCAATGCTTTTGGATAGTATCGAGACGCAAGACTCGCTGACGCTCAAGAATCGGCTGGTAG